GGTAAAGACACACAATACAATACATTCTTTAATACTAAAACATCATTAGTTTATAACGCTATTGAGCGAAATGGAATTGCTATTGATAACAAAATATTTAGTGAACATTTCTATCAAACAGATCAATCCAAAGTATACACACAATATAATCTAAAAACATTAACCACTAGACCCTCAAACAGATTTAAAGGAGTCAATTATGCTGCTTTAAATAAAGATAGTGGGGCTAGAAAATCTTTTATACCCGAGAATGATGAATTTATTGAGATCGATATTACTGCTTATCACCCAAGTATTACAGGGCGCCTTATTGGTTACAATTTTCCCACTAGCGATATTCATGCTGCTTTTGGAGAAATGTACGGAGTGGATAGAGACAAAGCAAAGGAACTCACGTTTAAACAACTCTATGGGGGAATTTTTAAAGAGTACCGACATATTGATTTCTTCCAACGAGTTGCAAGATACATTGATCAAAAATGGCTAGAGTTTAATACTCAAGGATATATAGAGTGTGACATATCTAGTTATAGATTTGAGAAAGAGTCACTTGAGAATATGAATCCACAAAAATTGTTTAATTATATTCTACAAAACTATGAGACTTCTCAAAACATTTTGATAATCTGGGATATACTTAGTATATTAAGGGGAAAGAAAAGCAAGCTTGTGCTATATACGTATGATTCGTTTTTGATTGATTTAAGCGCGGAAGAACGGGATTTGATGCAAGATGTGCAAAATATATTTAAAAAATTTGAACTAAATACAAAGGTTAAGCATGGAGACAACTATGATTTTAGATGAACAAGCCAATACGTATAATGTGACATATGACGTTATAACGGATATAGAAAATCTCAAAGACTTGAATAATAAATTATTTTGTACATTTACTGATCTAGATGGATTAGATGCCCTGGTTAGTGAGTTGTCCTCAAAGTATAGCATAATATATAATAAGATGTTTGTTCTTGAAATTATAGGCAAGAATGAATATGTTGTTACATACAATGTTGAGCAGGGCAATGTAAGCGATATTCCTGAGAATACTATTTTGGTTCATAGAAAGAAAGAATCAAATACTTTATATACAATAAATGCTCTTAATGAGTTGATTAAAAGACTTAATGGAGGTGTAGTAGATACAAAATTCCCAATTGATTGGAATCATTATAGAAATTGTATTTTATTAACCCAACACAATGAGTTAAATCAGTTAAATACAAAGATTTATAAAATTATCGAGTTGTGAAAGAATTAAAACTCTTTAGACAATATCTCTTAAAAGAACAAGTTACTTATGACTTTATTGAATTAAGTGGTGATCAATATGTTAGTGTGTCTCCTGGAGATGGTCGTAGTAGAGGGTTTTTCTTTTCTATAAATGGTGACCAGGCTTTTATAAAAGTAGATGATTTTGATATTAATACAAAAAATCTTTTTTCTAAATTATTTCCAAACGCTGATTATAACAAAGATACAGCAATTGTATCCTTAGATGATATTAAAAAATTTACTCCTGAACAAGATAGTACTACCCCTTCTTCTAGCAAATATTTTAATAATGGGATTTTAGATTTAGATGCCGTAGAAGATTATTTATCCCAATCTAATGATATAGGAAAAGTAAAAGTATTTATTGGGGATGATGAAGCATCTGATGATTTACCTTCCTCAGATGATTTTAGTAGTGATAATGAGGTAGAGGCTGCTTTACAACAGGCTTTTGATTTTTATCATAATATTTAAAAAAATATTTGGCAGTGCCAGATTAGGTTATTATATTAGTGTTACATTAAAATTAGTTATAAATGGACTTATCAGTACTTAAACAGAGGCTGGACAACCTCCAGCAAAAAGCTGCACCGCAGCAAAAAACAGATTACACAACCATTTTTTGGAGACCTTCAATTGGTAAACAACAAGTTAGAATTGTGCCTTCAGCATTTGATTCTTCTTCACCATTTACCGAATTGAAATTCTATTATGGTATTACCAATAAGGTTATGATTTCACCTTTAAACTTTGGTGAGAAAGACCCTATTGCAGAATTTGCCCAAAAACTACGAGCAGGCGAGTATGACAAAGAAAATTATGTTTTAGCTAAAAAATTAGATGCTAAAAATAGAGTTTTTGTTCCTGTTATTGTTCGTGGAGAAGAAGACAAAGGTGTTAGACTATGGCAATTTGGTAAAATGATTTATGAAGATTTATTGTCAATGGCTATAGATGAAGAAATCGGTGATTACACTGACATTGTAAATGGACGTGATTTCACTCTAGAGACAGTAGGACCTGAGTCTACTGGAACAAATTATAATAAAACCTCAGTTAGACCTAGAATGAAGACTTCACCCTTATCAGAGGATAAAGCACAGGTTGAAACGTGGTTAGCAGAACAGCCTAACCCTAAAGAGGTTTTTAAACGTTTTACATTTGATGAAATGAAATCTGCCTTAGTTAAATGGTTATCTCCTGAAGAGGCTGAATCTGAAGGTGATATTATTTCTGAACCCGCAAGTGATTTTGATAATGGTCCTAGTGATTTACCTTGGGAAAAAGAAGGTAGTAACTTTAGCTTAGATACTTCTAAAGTTAAAGAATCTAAAACGGATCAATTTGATAAATTATTTGACTAATGGCTAAACGAAAAAATGCTTCACTCTCGGCAGCAGTGTCTGCCGAGATTAAAAGTAAATTTGATTTAGATAAGTTTAAATCTAAAAAAGGTTTAGACAAAAATATCAAATTTAAGGATCAAGAATGGATTCCTTTATCTAAAGCATTTCAGGATGTAACTTCTATTCCTGGTATTCCAATGGGGCACATTGTAATGCTTAGAGGCCATTCAGATACCGGCAAAACAACTGCATTAATTGAAGCCGCTGTATCAGCTCAAACCAATGGTATTTTACCAGTATTTATTGTTACTGAGATGAAATGGAATTGGGAACATGCTGTACAAATGGGCTTAGATATTAATATAGAACGTGATCCCGATACAAATGAAATTATTGGCTACGATGGTAATTTTATTTATGTAGATAGAGAAACAATTAATTCAATTGAAGATGTAGCTGCATTTATTTTAGATTTAATGGATGAGCAGAAAAAAGGTAATTTACCTTATGATTTACTATTCTTATGGGATAGTATTGGATCTGTACCTTGTGAAATGTCCCTTAAATCAAATAAAAACAATAACGAGTGGAATGCAGGTGCGATGTCAACTCAATTTGGAAATAACGTAAATCAAAAGATTGTGATGTCGCGTAAGGAATCTTCCCCTTACACTAATACTTTAGTAGCAGTAAATAAAGTTTGGACATTAAAACCAGAATCGCCAATGGGGCAACCCAAATTAATGAATAAAGGTGGTTATGCAATGTGGTATGATTCAACATTTGTAGTTACATTTGGTAATATTATGTCTGCTGGTACATCTAAAATTAAAGCAATTAAAGATGGCAAGCAGGTAGAATTTGCTAAACGTACTAATCTACAAATTGATAAAAATCACGTTAATGGTGTTACTACAAGAGGTAAAATCGTAATGACACCCCATGGTTTTATTAATGATGACCCAAATGAATTAAAAAAATATAAAGATCAATATGCTGCAGATTGGTCTAAAGTATTAGGTGGATTGGACTTTAAAGTAATAGAAGAAAACGAGGAAGTTCAACCCGAACCACACACACAAGAGCCTGAATAAATGAAACATAAAGAGTTGTTTAAACTTCTAGATGAAGTTCAAGAGGATAAGACTGCCACAGAATTAAAAAGACATGATAGAGTTCTTTTAATAGATGGGTTAAACTTATTCTTTAGAAACTTTGCAATGCTTAATATGGTTAACCCCGATGGGGTTCATATAGGAGGGTTAGGAGGTTTTTTACGCTCTTTAGGTGCATTAATCAGACAAATACAACCTACCTCTGTTTATGTAGTATTCGATGGAGCGGGTTCTACAACCAACCGCAAGAACCTGCTCCCCGAATACAAATCAGGGCGTAATTTACAACGAATTACAAATTGGGAAGTGTTTGAGGATTTAGACGATGAGCATGACTCAAAAGTAGACCAGATAGTACGTCTAATCCAATATTTAAAAATGCTCCCCATTAAAACCGTAGCATTCGATAAAGTAGAAGCTGACGACATTATAGCAGTGTTATCTAAAAAACTAGAAACTGAATATAATTCAAATGTTTTTATAGTATCCTCAGATAAAGACTTTATACAAATAGTAACTGATAAAACTATTGTATATCGTCCTATGGAAAAAGAATATTATACTAAAGAAACAGTAAAAGAAAAATTTGGTGTATTAGCTGAAAACTTTATCCTATATAAAACCTTACTTGGAGATAATTCAGATAAAGTCCCGGGTGTTAAAGGATTAGGTGCTAAAGGTATATTTAAAAAGTTCCCAGAATTACAAGAACAAATTTTAACTTTAAATGATATATTTGATATATCTACTAGGAAATTTAAGGAACATGTTGTATATTCAAGAATTGTTCAAGATCAAGATCGATTAGAAAACACATATAAAATTATGGATTTATCTACTCCTATGATTGATGAACATGAAATAGAGTTTTTAAACCATTTAGTTAAAGATGATTTACCAGAATTAAATTCTAAACCATTTATTACCTTATATGAAGAAGATAAATTAGGAGGTATGATTAGAAATTTAGAGTATTGGCTTAGAGATAATTTTGCTGAATTAAAGTTATATAGTGAATGACATTAACATCATTAAATCAATATGGACATGATTTTCAGATAAAGGTTATATCCTCGTTACTAACCCATAAAGGGTTTTTAACTAATATTCATGATATAATCTCTGAGGAATACTTTGAAAATCAGGCACATAGATGGACTATAAAGGAGATACTTTCTTATTATGATAAGTATCATACTACACCTTCACTAGAAGTACTTAAAGTAGAATTACAGAAAGTAGAAAATGAGGTACTTCAAATATCAATTAAAGAACAACTTAAAGATGCTTATGTTGCTTCGGATGATGATTTAAAGTATATTCAAGAAGAATTTACTAATTTTTGTAAAAATCAACAATTAAAAAAAGCATTAATGACTTCTGTTGATTTACTTAAAGGTGGTGATTTTGATGGTATTAGATTTATTATTGACAATGCTATTAAAGCGGGTAATGATAAAAATGTAGGACACGAATATAATAAGGATATTGAAGAACGATATAGACCCAATAACCGAGTTACAATTCCTACCCCTTGGGATGAATTTAATAAATTATTACAAGGTGGTTTAGGTAATGGTGATTTTGGTTTAATATTTGGTAATCCCGGTGGTGGTAAATCATGGTCGCTAGTAGCATTAGGTGGTTATGCTGTAAAATTAGGTTATAATGTATTACACTATACATTAGAATTAGGAGAAGATTATGTTGCAAGACGGTATGATGCATTCTTTACTAAAATAGATGTAAGCCAGATTTACAAACATAAAGAGGCTGTTCAAAAAGTAGTTCCACAA